TTACAGCATCAGCTACTGTTTCAGTAAGTGGGTTGCAAATGACTGCTAGTCGTGGTACAATAACATTCGGACAACCAGGCTGGGGCAATAATGCTTTCGGTGAAGGAGCATGGAACGCATAATATGGGATTAACTTACGTACAATTAAAACAAGGTATCCAAGATTGGACTGAGAATGACTCAACAGAATTTACAGCAGCCACAGGATCTGGAGTAGCTCCTATAGATTTCTGTATTGAATTAGCTGAAAATAGGCTAATGAGAGAAGCGGATATAAATAATTTTAGAAAAACTACAACTTTTACTTTATCAGCTGACACTAATGTCTCAGCTATACCTCAAGATGTATATGTTACAAGATATATGAAAAATTCTACAGGTGATTTTTTAGAAGAAAAAGATGATACATTTATCAGAGAATATACTCAAAATAGTGCAACTACAGGTACTGTAAAATACTATGGATATAGAAATTCAGGTACAGCATATACATCCTCAAGTAGGCATGTAAATTACTTATTTGGTGCAACTCCGAGTGTTGACACTTTGATTGAAATAGGGTATACTTATAAGCCATTAGGGTTAACTAGTTCCAATGCAAATACGTATATTGGTGACTATGCTCCTGATGTAATACTGTACGCAAGTGTTTTAGAATCTTGTTACTTTATGAAAGAAACGCCTGATCAGGTGCAAAGGTTTCAGGGATTGTACGACAGATCACTACAATCTTTCTTAGCACAAGAAATGGCAAGAAAAAGAACTGACGAGTTCAAACAAGGTGAGATAAAAGGATAAAATATGGCAGGATTAACATCAGCACTTTGCACAACTTTTAAGAAGGAACTATTAGAAGGTGATCATGACTTCAATAATGGAGCTGATGCTTTCAAAATAGCCTTATTTAAAGCCAACGCAAGTATTACAGGTACTCATGGTGCAGCAACTACAAATTACTCAGATATGACTGGTAACTCAGATGAGTTAGCTAACGGAAATGGATACACATCAGCTGGAGAAGCATTAACAAATGTAGATCCAACTAATTCAGGTACAACAGCAATAACAGATTTTGCAGATGTTTCGTGGACATCTGCTACATTTACAACTAGAGGTTGTTTAATACATAATACATCAGATTCAAATTCAGCAGTAATGGTAATTGATTTTGGTGGAGACTACACTGTAACAGGTGGTACTTTCACAGTTTCATTTCCAACAGCTGACGCATCAAATGCAATCATTAGAATTGCGTAAGGAATAATATATGGCATCAACATGGAGTAATTTAGGTTTAAGGTTAATGGCCACAGGTGAAAACGATGGAACTTGGGGTGCACAAACTAACGACAACATGAATCGAATTGAAGATTCCATTAGTGGTTATGCTACTATAGCTGTATCAGGAGATACTACTTTAACTTTTACTACTCAACCAACATCTTATGTAGATGAAAATGGTCGTAATAAAATTTTAGTATTTACAGGTACACCAGGTGCAACTGCAACAATTACTTTACCAGACATAGAAGGAAATTATTTTGTACAAAATGATACAGATTCTAGTTTAATTTTTACATCTGGATCAGGAGGAACGACTTATACATTAGTAACAGGCAGAGATGCCGCTATTTTTGTAGACGGTTCAGACGAAGTGCATAATGCTTTAGCGAACTTAGACGTAACAACTATAAACGGGATTGATCCTTCGAATAGTGCAACAAAAGGCTTCGCTACGGCAATGGCGATCGCTTTATGAAAAATAACAAATTGTCAATTTTAGGAGGATTATAATATGGCAGATGCAGCAAGCGTAACTATTACAGCTACACTATTGCCTGATGAAATTGCTAAAACAATTAGTGGTTCAATGAGCTTATCACCCGTTGATGCAAACGATAAGTGGTATTACAAGTTAACAGCTTGTACAGCAACAAGCACTGATTTAATAGCAGGAAATTTCACAGACTATACACCAGTGGATGATGACACAGCACCAACAGCAATAGCTGCAGGTGATAAAGTTAATTTTATATTTATTAAAAATTTAAGTGCAGGCGATGGCATGATTGTGTGTTTTGATGGTGGAGCAGCAGCTCACGATTTAGTAGATGGAGTATTTATTGGAGCAGGCGAGTCCTGGTACGCTAGATTACCAAATACAACAGTAGCAAATTTACATGCTATTAGTGCTGATATTGGCGGAACAGGTGACGCAACAGTTAACTGTATCGTAGCAGCTTTACTGGATGATGTAGGTTAGGACATAACATGGCTCAAGATTTTAGACGAGAGATTGCAAGAGCGCAAGGCACCACAGCAGCAGATATTCTGACTGCAGGTAATTTTGACGCTCTTATAGGTATTCGTTGTACAAACATTCTTACCACTACAATTAAGGTAGATGTGTATGTACATCAAGGATCTAATGATTATTATTATATCTGTAAATCAACTCCAATTCCTCCTGGAGGGTCAATTGAATTGATCCAAGGTGGAGCAAAGATTGTTTTAGAAAGTGGTGATGTGTTAGCACATGATTGTGATACTGCAAGCGGTTTAGATATTTGGGTAAGTTACGTAGATACTATAAGCGAATAAGGTAATTATATGAGTGAATTAGCAACAATTAATGGAATACAATATATTGGGTGCACAGCACCCAATGAATCTGTAGTTCATCACGCAGGAACAATGGATGCAAGTCAAACAATAGAAAATGCTGTTTTAGCAGGCCCTGTTACATTTACAAGTGTGATGACAATAACAGGGAACGTAGTAATAGTATAAAGGTATAATATGGCAGGAATTGAATTAGATGGTGCTAATCAGAAAGTAGTTTTAGATTCTGATGGTGATACATATTTAGAAGCCGCAACAGATGATACAATAAAAGTATATGTTGCTGGTGCACATGATGCAACAATTAGTGCTAATGCAATCAATGTATTATCTGGTACTACTTTAACAGTTGACTCTGGTGCAACTATTACAAATAGTGGTACAGCAAATGGATTTGGTACAGACCCAGATGGTGCTCAAGTTTTTAATGAGTCAAGTGCTGACGTAGATTTTAGAATAGAATCAAATGGCAACGCAAATATGTTTATTGTTAATGGTGGTAATGACCTTGTAGGAATAGCCTCAGACCCAGATTTAGGAAAAGCTTTACATATAAAAATTGCTGATGCAGGTTCAGTAACACCAAATACAGATGCTGATGAGTTTATAATTGAAAATAGTGCTAGTGCGGGAATGACAATTCTTACAGGTACTTCTACAACTGGTGCTATTAATTTTGCTGATTCTGGAAACGCAAATGCAGGAGTTTTTAGATATGACCATACAAATGACAGTATGGACTTTTTTACAGCAGGAAGTGAAAGAGCAAATTTTAATTCTTCTGGATTACTTACACTTCTTAATGGGATGCAAGCACAAGATAATATTCAAATTATTGATGACAAAGGTATACTCTTTGGTACTGGTGATGATATGTATATCGGTACTAATGGTGGTGAAACAGAATTATCAATAGGTAAAGGTAGTACAACAACTGGTGGAACAACAGGTAGACTTAATTTTATTCCAACAACTGATGGTACTTATCTAGATTTATTTTCTACAGAAGGTAAAGGCCCTGCTATGGGGATGCTTCAAGATGATGGAGATGATAATGATGATTACTGGAGACAAGGTCAAGGTGCACTTGATGGTGATGCAAATATATCGTATACTTGGGGAAACTATACTAGTGGTTCGTGGGTAGCAAAAATGCGTTTGAGTACAGGGGGTATTTTACAACACTCTGGTTCTCATTCAGCAAGTCATGGATTTGACTATGCAGAGTACTGGCCTTGGAAAACAGAATTAGCAAATGATGCTAAAATTACAGAAACATATGGAATGACTGTTGTATTAGATGGTGCTACAGTAAGACTTGCCGAAACAGGAGAAGAAGCAAAAGTTATTGGTGTTGTTAGACCTAATAATACTTCAACTAGTACGGGTGGGGATGCAGGATTGTATTACATTAATAAGTACGAAAGAAATGTTTGGGGTGAAACTCAATTTGAAGAATATACACAAGTAACTTGGGAAGATACTTATAATGATATAGTAATTAAACATTTTTACATGAAAGATAGAATACCTGCTAAAAGAATAAGACATGGTGCTGTGCAAAGTCAAGAGAACTGGCATACATTAGAAAGTAATTTTTTAAAAGATAGTGAGGGTAATTTTGTCACTTTAGTTGTACCAAGTACAGACGCAGAAAAATCTGCTGCAAATTATGTTGAAAGAACAACTTACACAAAAGATAAGGGTGAACATAAAAAAGATGATAAGTTAATGAGAGAAAAAATTAATTCTTCTTATGACTTTACTAAATCAAAATCTTATCAAGGTAGAGATAAACGAAGAAAAGAATGGTGTATAGTAGGATTGATGGGTCAAGTAGAAGTAAGGGCTGCGGCAATAGTACCAACACATTGGACTAAAATGAAAAATTTAGAAACAGATATAGATATGTACTATATTAAATAACGACTAAATATAAGAAAAGGAAAAAACAATGGCTAATGATTTTATAAGAGTATGTACACCGGACATAGCAACGAGTCTTACAACGATTTATGCTGTACCTGCTGGTGCGAGTTCAGCCGCTTTAGAATCAATCGTTATTGGTATTACAATGGCTAATAAAACTTCTAGTGGTGTAACTGCTAGTATTTTTATTGATAACGAAGATGGATCAAATGATGTCTATATTGTTAAAGACGCCTCTATTCCTGCAGGCGCTTCGTTAGAAGTGATGTCAGGTAATAAGTTAGTACTACAAAACGATGGATCAAACGGCGATAATTTAGAAGCAATTGCAAGTGCTGCCAATTCGGTAGATGTAACTGTTTCAATATTACAAGATGTATAAAGGATAATTAGATGGCATATGTAGGACAACCCCCATTTCAAGAATTTACAAATCCGCCAACAAAGGATTCGTTTACTGGTGACGGATCAACAGTAGCATTTGATATGTCTGCTACGGTTGCTAGTAATGCTCAAAATGCATTAGAAGTCTATGTGAATAATGTAAGACAAGAACCAGGTAATGGTAAAGCATTCACACTAGGTGTTGATGG